GCATTTCCCCTATTCCTATATTAGCCTTAAAATATAAAGAGATATTATTATTATTATCTTAGAAAATTGCGCAATTATGCAATTATTGGCAGTTACGCTATGAATATCAATAGGTTACAAAATTGCACTCGCTGCAATTATCGCAATTTTGACGCAATTATTGCAGCATAATTGCACCTGGCCTGGCAAAAAAAACCCCAGTGTAGAAACACCGGGGGTCGGATTTGTCTATCGAAAATTGTTGTTACGTTGTGCAAGCGCAGTCAAACGCAGGTGTAACATTGTTAAGATCTATGTCTTTGAATAGGTTATTTTGGGCGATGGATAGGAGTTGTTTTATAGAAACGTCATCGAAGTATGTATGTTTATTTGACCTTTCCTCATCTTTTATCCACGGCTCTGCTAATTCTGGGTATGTCGCAAGAATGTTAATGATAGCATTTTTACCTTTCATAAAACACAATGTACAATTTCCAAGTATTGAAGGTATCTCCAAATTATACGGCTTATTGGCCCAATATGCGTTAATCATTGGCTTTGTTATGCCGTCATCGTATAGAGGAAATTTATCAATGACATTGACAAACTTTTGTTTTCTGCGATTAACTCTTAATGGCTCATCTGCCCTAAATCCTATAAAATTGTTAAACTTTCTTATTCCGATTGAGCGTAGATATCTCTTACAGGTTTTTATCTTTAACTCATTGGTGCAGAATCTTTTAACCCTGTTAGGTATAACTTTATGTTTCTTGGTTTCAAGTAGTGTATCAAATGGAGTTTCCGAATCTTTGTAAGTTATTTTGATTACTGATATATTTTCAAATGCTTCAAAGTCATGTATGAATTTATACGTTTTCTGATGCTCTCTACCAGTATCGGTGAATATCACTAAATCACCTGGTTTCCAATAGTGCAGCACCATGTATGCACTTGTCTTACCTCCGCTAAAATTAAATACGTTTGTCATATTATATCAGTTTCTCATACTGACCGTGTGCGATACGTTTGAAGTGCCTGGCAAAGTCATGTCTGCGCATGGAATCAATGAATCGTTTGGGCCGAATATTGAGCCGGATGCAAAGTGCTTCGGCTTCCTTTGTGGTGAATTTAGCCGGAAGATTATCCATAAGTAGCCGTAAGTCAGCCGGCAGCCCTGATTCATTTTCCGTATAAATTCCTGCAAGGATATTGACCGTTGATTCAGCGTACCAACGGTATAACTTCCATGCAAGTTCAGCAACTTCGGCAGTAATTATCGGACACATGGTGTTGTGAGCGATTGCAATCAAATGGCAGAATCGAAAGTAATAAGCTGACATCTTTGCTTCGGTACCCATAACATAGTCCTCTGCCTTGTTTTCGTGCCTTTTATTGGCATCAATTCGCTGCTGACGGTAATACTTCTCTAAAACGGGTACCGCCTGTTCTGTGATTACTATTTTGATTTGTGGGGTATCTCCTTTGCAGTATAGCTTGTTGCGTTTGTATAGTTCAAAAAGTAGGTCCTTCCACTCCTGGCACATTTGCCGGGTTTCCGTGAACGGGGATACATCTTCTTTTAGTTTAAGATAGTCGGACTGTACTAGCAGGAAACGGGATGCAAACCCCGATTGGATACGATCTGCTCCGAATAGGTTTTTTAGCCGGGATGGTTGCGTACCCATTAGCAGCGACATATTCAGCGATTTCACCACCCTTTCCTTTGTCCGGTCAGCTCTGATTTGAGTGTAGCGGCCACCGCTGAATGCTTGGGTGAAAAAGGAAATTGCATCGTTATTAGCCTTATGCGCCCCAGCATTTAGGATGGTTTCCGCTTCATCGTGATATATTCCCATCCCTGCAGATTGGTCCTGCATTAGCCCAATATAGCCCTCTGTGGTACCATCAACGGCAAAGGGGATGAATCGCTTGGGATGTGCTTTATTAAATGGCTGCTTGTTGGCATTGGCTTCGGCCCGTTCCCGTGCCCATTCCTGTACTTCGGCTTCGTATTCTTTATCCTCCCTTGCCATCAGGTCCTTTAGTGGGTTTTCGCACATTGTTTTGAATGCCGGAGTTTTACCTACCGATACCGGGGCAATCATTATGGCAAAAATGATGTTTTTTGTTTCATCCGGTAGGTCGGAAGTATAGCAGTTGCCGGCAAGGGATGCGATGGTGTATAGTCCAGCAGTTGCCAAAAATTCGGGGTGTAGTGATTTTTCTCTTGCCACCTCATGTATTGATTTTTCAACACTCTGTGGAAAAATACCCGTAGGATAGCCGTTGGCTGCATCTTCAATGCCTATGCGTTTGAGTACTGCTTTCCAATCCCGGTTCAAATGGTAGAACAGAATAAATGATGGTGGCAGTGACCATACCGGGTATTCGTGCCTATTGTGCCAATTCGGAAAGGTGTGCAATGATGCGCTAAATATCATAACCCTCCTGGACTGATAATAGACTTTAGCAGATATGCCGGCCGATTCACTTCCCTTGCGCCTGTAGGCGGTGAATTTGTCCTTCTTTGAGTAACGGTATGTATCTACCGGGAATAGCCCTATTTCGTGCAGTATGGCATCAAAATCATCATCGGATATTTGCGAATCATACTGGCTCAATTGCTGCTCATACCCCTCTGGATAGCTTACCGCTTTCTTATTAGGGTCATACTTTGGCTGATATTCGTTAAAGTATTGTGAAACTTCTATCAGGTAGTTGAATTGCGCCTCATTTAGTTCCTCTACATCGGCCATTGACTGGTGCCATTCGGTATAACCTGGTGTGGGGTAGGTATAAACTACCGGGCCATTGGAGTACAGGGCAATGACTTCGCTTCCTTCGGGTGATTCTGCAAGTGCGGTCTTTGTTGGGAGGTTGCCGTACTTCATCCAAACGTGATACCCTTTGTTCCTCGTTTGCTCTATAAATAGGTTATTGAGTATATCTGGTGCTTCATTGCTGATTATACCCATCCATTTGTTGAATATTTCTTTGTCCTTCGTGTTCTTTAGGTCAAAGTCTAAACATCCGTAACCGTTGCCCGTCTTTATCATTATGCCGTTATCATCCGGGCGGAGTTGTAGATCATCGGGGTTGCTCCAATTACGGTGTGATACGGGTTGTTTGTTTGTGCTATCCCATTGTATAGGGATGACCGTGAGGCCGAGTTCTCGGTAATCGTGGTATTCGTGCATTTGGGGTTTTGGTTTATAGGGTGTCAAAGATAGCAAAGAACTGCTCCGGTGTAGATATAAATTCATACATCCCACCTGCTGCCCGTTCTTTGGCTTGTTCTGCAAGTTGTTCGGGGCGGGGGCGGTCACGGCCTACCTTCACCTCCCACATCACTGAACGGCCTTTAATGGTGCTGCTAATGTCGGCTGACCCTTTGCGAGTTGTAGAGTGTATCCATCGGCCGCCTACCATTCGGCCCATTGTATTAATACGGGTTGCCCTGAATCCTGACCAGTTAATGAAGTTGCAGATGAATTGTGTCAGTCCATTTGCCGTTGCTACTTTCGGTAGTGTCGGCCCGGTGTAGAACCCATCCCGGATAACATTGGGTGTGCGTTGCAGGGTGTAGTTATAATGGGCGGTGTTATATCGTAGCCGCCATTCGGGGTAGTGTTTCATAATAAGTATGTCTTTCTGCTATCCGGATTCGGTTTCATCCCCACTTTCAAAGGTAGTGGGAAGATGCGCTCAAATTCACGTTCTGGCATCCATCGGCCATTAACAAGGCGGTACATTTTGCCTTTCTCTAGTTTGGCGGTGGTGTTAAGCCGGAAGTATTTTCTTTCGATGTATTGGTGGATGGTCATGGTGTAAAATTAAGGGGGAGTTGCTATCCTCCCCCGTTGGTTTAGAATGGGAGGTCTTCAAGTACTGGTGTTGATGCCGTTGCAGTGGGTGTTGGTGTACTTGCTGCATTCGGCTGCTTAAAGTTCCCGATGTACTGCTTCTTTTCCCCTGCTTCCCTTTGGTCTTTCGTTTGAGAAACCTGTACGCTGCCAATGTTGCCGTACTGATCGGGTGTGTCATTTACCCATAGGGTAATGTTCAGATACTTCTTTCCGTTTTTCCCTTCGGTTATTTTTTCCTTTGGGATGTCGCTTAGGCAAATACTGCCGTTGTAAAATGTACTCATGTCAAGGCCGGGTATCGGGAGCCGGTGCCGTTAAGAGTTATGGTTGTGATTCGTTTAGTGCTTTGATTAGGACATCGGCTATGTGCAAAAAATGTTATGGGAAATTCAGGTCAACACGCTTAACAAATATATCTGTACCTTCTATGGGAAAATTATTATGCCAACTTGTTACTACAAATTCACTACACTCAATTACATTGTCATTTCCAAAACCATCGCCAAACTTAATATGATTAGCTTTTGGACAAGTTGCAAAATCATTTTGACAATATCTGCAAAGATGGTCTTTTGTGTCTTTTGTTTTTATTACTCTCATTTTATAAGATTTTAGGGTTGTGATTCGTTTAGTGCTTTGATAAGGGCATCGGCATACAATACTGCTTTTTTTGCGTGTCCTTGTTCATGTAGATGAATATCCATCCCGTCTGCCAATATCCCCTGCAATGCCATTGCAGCAAAGTATTCACGTTTGGTGAGACCTTTGGTGTGGAAAATCTTTTCGGAAGTTTCTACCGTTTGAGGAAAGGCAGCATCTTTAATGTAATTGCCGAATTTATCTTGTGCTTCTTGTTCTGTCATAAAATGTTATTTAAGCGTAAAAGCCACAGATGTTGTGGAAGTTTTCGCAGGTGGATAATGTTTTTCAAGTTCGCCCGATACGGGGTCAAGTACTTCAATGCCGGAGATGGGAAGTGATTTGTGGTAGGTTTCCAATTCCTTAATTCGGGCAGAGATAGCTTCCTCCTGGCAGTACAAATCAGCTAACGTACTATTGCCACATTGAGAATAGTCTAACTTAATACCAACCTCCTTCACCTCTACCTTTGCGTTTTGGTACTGGAAGGACTTGCCGTGTTTCTGCGCTTCATCAAGTAGGATGCCTTTGTACGCTGGCATTGATGTCAGGGCCTTAATCACTTCCTCTACTGACTTCAATCGCAGGTGCAGTTCTAACGGGTTAACACGGCCGTTAAGCACTTCATTCATTATTTCATTTACCACCTCCGAACGCTGCTCTTTAGTGGTATGGTTGAATTTAATTAGTTCCATCTTCACCTCCTTCGTTTAATACTTGAGTTAATGCGGCCACCTGCGATTCAGTTAGTTCAACATCTTCAACGAGCCATGCAGCTACTGACTTTGAGCCATCTTTGAGCATTGCGCCTTCCTTAACTTTCTTTAAGGCATCCTTGAAAACTTTATCAGATACGGTTGTACGGGATGGGGCAGGGGGTGGTGTAGGCATATCAGCTACTCCCGTATCGCACCATTTGCGTATCATTTCACCGGTTTTTTCAGTAATTATAAAAGCATCTTTACCCTCAAATAGGTTAGTACGATCTTTTGATGCAATTGCAAGGTGTGTATCTCTATCAAGTGTTAAAGATACGGTTAGTTCGTACTCCCATCCATCACGCTGAATATCTTTCATGCCTACTTTATGTACCTTCTTACCTTCGCCCATTACAGTTTCCATCTTTGAGCGTGTGCAGGTAATAACGTGTAAAGGTGAGTGAAGTACCTTGGATACGAAGGCATCATGTCGGGGTGTTGTTTCTGACCACGCTGCCCATGCGTTGCCTTTGTATTTGAGTTGGGCAAGTTTATCATTGATTTCAAGGCATCCCCCCGGGCCACTCCATTCGTGAGTGGATGAATCAATAATAACGCATTTTATTCCAGCATTGATAACAATGTCAAGTGCCTGGATGTAGCGTTCAGGTGTAAATGGTGGTTCAAGTTGTATGGTGTTAAATTCGCCTAAATGACTATACAGAGATGCGCTACCATTCTCCGTGTCAATTACTGCGATTTTATCCCAATCTCCAACAAGGCCCTTGGCTAGTAAAAGGGCAGAATAGGTTTTACCTGCGCCACTTGGGGCTGACAGGTTTAGCCGAAGCATTGTCTGCTTCCGTTGTGCTTTTTGTAGTTGCATAAATAATTGAGTTTAGAAGTCAAAGATGCAAAATAATTTGGAATTACAAAAATATTTTTTATTTTTGCTGAAACAAACCTATAATTTATGACAGACAACACAGACAACCCAGCGTTTCCGATTATTGAGTTCCTTAATGAAAAGATAAAGGAAGCCGAGGAAAACAAAGACCATTGGGAAGAAAACCATCAGAAACCTATGGCCGACTATTACCGCAAGGTGGCAGTCAACCGCATCGCTGCTTTTAAAGAAGTACTTGAATTTATAACTGAAAACTTTAATGAAAATGGCGAATAACCTAACGGCAGTGGAACAGAACGGCAATTTTGCCAAACCCGTGTTATGCGATGTTTTTAAAGGTAAACTCGCAACACTTAAAGAAGATTTTTTACCCGAAAGTGAACACTGGGAAAATGGTTATTGGCATCTTAAAAAAGGAACACAAGTTTACATTCAAGGGAATGAAAGTGACGGTACTTGCTACATAGAATATATTGAAGCGGTGTTTACGATTGATTACAGTCAGTTAAATATCGCATAAAACTAAATAACCTATGGCACAACAGACAGCAGTTGATTGGTTTTGTGAAATGATTGTTGATATGATACATGAATCACATCATTCAGAACTTGCAGATTTATATGAACAAGCCAAACAAATGGAAAGGGAGCAGAAGATAATGACTAAATCCGACAAACTACACCAGCTACTGACCTCTGATCATGTGTTCAACCTCTCCGCTATTGAGCGCAAAGTTGGCCTGCGTAAGTTAAAACTGCATGAATGGGTGAATAATAAGACATATTTAGACGATGCGGAAGTATTGAAAATCAGCAAGTTAGTAGAAAATGCAACAAAATTGCAAAAATAATTCCAAAAATATTTGGAAGTTGTGAGTAAATACCCGTATCTTTGATATATCAAATCAAAACCAAAAACCATGACAACGATTAAAATCTACAGAGGCATTGAAGTAACACAATTTTACGCACCCTCTACCCGTAAAAGCGATTATTCTTGCATTATTAACGGCAAAATGTTCAGTTCGCCATCTTGGGATAATCTGAAAAAAACAATTAAGAAAAAACTTGTATCTTTTAATTAACCAATAAAAACCCAACCCCATGATTAAGTTAGCCGTATCAACCCGAACACAAGCCATGCACTACGCAGAACGCAGCCACTTAGAATTTGATGAGTTCCTCACAGAAACAGGTGGAATGATTCAAACCTACAATGATGATGGTTCAGTCTGTCAGCAGATTAACTACTACATCCAGCCGACAAAGCGGCCGATTTCGGAAGTGCAAGTATTTGAGATTTTTAACCCATTCATGAACCGCTACGAGGAGTATAACTCCATGTGGAACTTCATGCAGGACTTCGACCTAGATGCAATGCACATACCGTATATGACCAAGCGTATAACCTTCAGCGATGGCAGTCAGGAAGTTTATCGCACCATGTTGGATAGCTTGTCCTTTTCATCGGAATTAGTTAATTTCGTGAGTGCATAAGTTGGGTTTTGGTTTCCCCCGGCAATTCTGTCGGGGGTTTTATTTACCATCAATACTCTATCATGAACCCAAACGATTACATTCAAATTTTAGCAAACCATGTTAAGAAAACAAACACACCATTCTATACGAAGAATAACAAGGCCCCCCGTATCAATTCACCATCCGATATGCCATACTCCCGAATGGCAATCATTATCAACAAATTGGAACAATATGCTAAACTATTACGCAGCTCCCGGTCTTATGACCCAAGACCGCATAAGTGTTACTATTATCATCGACACGGTGTCAAAATACTTCGATGTAACCATGCAGGGCCTCATGGGGCCGTCAAGAATGGCAAAGATGGTAATGGCCCGTCAAATAGCCCAGTACCTTTTGCGTTCAGAGTTAAAGATGCCCGTTAAAGCTATTGGCCGTCTATTCCACCGGGATCATACATCTGTGCTTTATAGCATCAAATACATTGATAATCAGCATAGTTTAAAGAACCCTGGGGATATTGTAACCCATTTAATCAACATCGAAAATCAACTAAAATGGTAATCTTTGCAGCAGTCCTATTTCTGTTCACGGTTTACGCTGCCTATCAATTGGGCAAGTATGAAAGTGAGCATGGGAGGGAGGATAAGTAAGCAAATAGTCAGGTGGCGGAATTGGTAGACGCAGACGAGTTTAGGGATAACGCATTGTACAATGTGAAAATGGACTTTAACAATTATCCTATACAGGTTCGAATCCTGTCCTGACTGCTAATAATTAAAAAGTTATGAAAGAAATATTTGAAAAAATATTCGAGAAAAAAATTAAGTATATTAGCTTTAATCAATATATTCATGTATATCCTCACCAAGATAAAGATGGTGAGATATATGAAACAGAAGTTAATCCTGAAGAACCGTCATATAGTATTCTGTTTATTGATGGGTCAAAAACAGTAATAGATTTAAGTGAACTAATAGTAAAAATATTCAATTCAAAATAAAACAGTCAGGTGGCGGACAAAGCGGCTGCTGGTCTTCTCACGATAATGCTCTGGGCGGGCTTTGTAAAACCCACAATTATAAAATGGAAAATTCATTTTTTGACAGACTTCTAATTGAAGCACAAGAGTTGGCGACAAAAACAAACGCCTTAAATGACTTTATGAGAACGCAAAAATTTGTTGACCTTGATAGGCAAAACAAAGATTTGCTTTACAAACAGTCAAGATTAATGAACGAGTATTTACAGATACTTGGACAAAGAATTGAGTTACTCGGTGAAAAGTTTTCTTTCAAACAGTAACATATAATTGTGGTTCGTAGGATGCTCGGTGTCGGGTATCCTACGGTTGCCACTAACACATAAATACACGCTATAATCACTACGGCACCACTGTTAGCTCAAAGGTAGAGCCCCTGCATTGTAGCTGGGTGATACGGGTTCGAGTCCTGTACGGTGGTCACTTTTCTACTTTCCTATACCCCTGTTCCCACAGAACCTTCGTGAGCCGCTTTGACTTGCGTATGATAGCCGTTTCGCTATCCTTCGGGTATAGTATGTGTAATGCTTCGTGTATGGTGATTTCAAGGCGATAGCGGCCTTTTAACCGCTCATCAATTTCAATGGTGTTGCTATCAATGTGCGCCAATCCATCGGCTTTCTCCTTGCCTAATTTGCGATGGATGACCTTCATATTATAATAGTTTACCCTTGTAAATACGTTTATTCCTAAATTCAAAAGATTCACCATCGCTGGCAAGTTCGACAAACCCAAAGCCGTGATTCCACTTATTGAGTGGCATGAATGCCGGATGCAGTTCCGAAAGGCAACCGATACTAAATGTGGTTACCATTGACCCGGATAGTGTCGGTTCGGTATGCTCCGATGTTTGGTGGTTATGGCCTTGAAAGCATGATAATTTAGCACGAAGGAACAAGCCCCTTGCAGGGTTCACCGGTGCCGATATTCCCCCAGGGTATTCGTGTCCATGCAGCCCCCAAAGGTTATTCATTCGGATAGGCCGCTTATCGCCTATCACTTCAATACCGGATGCCCTTGCTTTAATGATGTTGGCAAGATCAAACTCTTCCACTCCTATAAGTTCGTGCGCTTTCTCCAATAAGAAATGCTGATACCTTTCTTCGTGATTTCCTAACTTGTAGTAAACCTTTGCCTTTGGGAATGTCTTTTGCAGGATAGCAAAGAAATCTTTGAATGATGCTAGTTCGGATGCGAAGTCCCTTTTTTTCGGGTCTTTAACAAACCGTGATAGCTTATGACAGTCCAAAATATCCCCGTTAAGCAGTATGGCATCGGGTTGCTCTTTCTTGCCGTAATTCAGGGCCACCGTGAGGGCTTCGATGTTGTGGTAGGGTAGATGCACATCGGATAAAATAAGAACCTTTTTATGGCCTTTAATTACGAATGGTGCAAAGTCCGATTCAAAGGATTCAGGCAGGTTATACGGGTTTTTTGGTCTGTCTTGGGGCATAAAGTATTGAGTTTTAGCGATTGATTGGTTCTTAACAAGTTTTCCCTCTATGTAGCGAATTGCTGACCGGGCATCTTCTAGGTGCTTAAAGGTTAGGTTATTTTCAGCATACATTATACGGGCAAGTTTCAGCGAAGGCATCTGCATCCCGTACTTGTCCCGATACTCACGGGCTATATCTGCTTTTGAGGTCATATGTGCTGCTCCACTATCATTTGAACTAATGATGTCCAATAAGTACTCCCGTTCTTAATCACCTTGCCTTGCAGCACCCAAATACCTGGAATGTCAATGTCACCGACAGATGTACTATACACTAGATTATGATTTCCCTGTACGGTTGCAGTCCAGTACCCTGTCTGCCCGGATGGTTTCTTGTAATATATTTCCGCTACATCGGGTTGATGTACATTGACATTTGATGTGAGGGTTATTGTTATGGTAGTACCGTTGTATATCATGCCGTGAAGTTTTCTGTTATAGTTACGTTATAATCAAAGTCATCTGCTATTGTTACGTTTTGTGCAATTTGCTCAATGATTTGAACATTATTACTCTCTGTTTCTACGATTGTAACGTTAGTCGACTTGCTTTGTTCTATGGTTACGTTAGCGTTAAACTGAAACAAAGGTACAACCAAGTTAGCATCAAATCCGGTCAGCACGAAAGTGCCACGCTCTGCGGTGAGTGATAACTGTCCTTCTTTCTGCAGGGTGGCATCTTGCCCGGTTAGTGTGAATGTACCTTTGTCCGCTTGTATTGTCCGGACAAGTGAAAAGTCAGCATCCCTTCCCGTGAGTATAAATGTTCCCCGGTCTGCGCCAATGGTACGCGATGCGTTAAGTCCGGCATCATTACCCGTGAGAGTATAGGTTGCCGTGTCTGCTGCAAGTGTTTTTGATATGCTGAAATTAGCATCGCCACCGGTGAGGGTGAAAGCTACAACGGTAGCAGCCACCTGAAATGCTGCCCTAAAATCTACTACAATACCCGTGAGGTCATATTGACCCCTGTCAGCGGTTAGTGTGTTACCTGCTGCCCCATGGTTACGTAATAGCGTTAAAAGCATTTCGTGCCTCTGTTAGTTCTTGTTGTAGTTGTATAACGGTGTTTTTATCTCCTCTCAATTTGGCAGCAGTTATAAGCATCTCAAGTTGATTGATTTGCCGTGATAGTATTTCCTTTTCTTCTGCCTGTGTCATTAGATAACCATTTGTCTATACATGAGAGTAGAAGTATTCATCAGCATATACACATAATGTATTTCGGTAGCCCCATCGTAGTATGTGGCATCAAATGCCGTATCTCCTACTATTGCAGCACCCTGCACACCTTGCATGGTTGTCCATCCGTTCATGTTCGATTCGCTTAAATCCAACTCAAACCATCTATTTGTTTGATCCTTTTGAATGTACAATTTATCGTTGATGTATGTGTACTTCGTACCTGTGGTAAAAGTTTCCGTTGCAGGGGCGTAGGTAACACCCGATACCCAAGTATTAAGCGCTATATCGTAGTAGTCAAGTGTTGCAACACCACCACCCCGGAAAGAGTAAATTCTACGACCGTTGATAATAACGCTTTCATCGCTCCATATTGTAGAACTTTCACCGTATATCCAATGTGCTGACATCCCGGCTACTGGTGCGCCTGCCCTTGCAGCCGTTGGCGATAATGTACTCCATGAGTTACCGGATATTGAGTAACGATACATTGTTACCGCACCGTTTCCGATATAGTAAATGAAGTCATCGTTACCCTCAATTGAATATACCGAAGTTGCATCGGGTGTGATAGTCCACGTTGGAACGGTTAAGGTAGTTCCTGTGTTAGAAGTGATTGCACGAATCTGCCCTGCCCCTGTTCCCGATACAATTCTTACTTGATAGTTAGTCCATTGGTTTGTTGTCCATGTCTTTGCACTATTTACAAGTGTAGTACCTGTTGCAGATGTAGCGGTACCTGTTGCGAATGCTTTATAACCGCTATTGAGCCATGAAGGAGTGCTGATTAATTTGCCATCTGTAGCAAGCGATGCAGGTAATCCGGTGTTAACAAGTGTAGTCCATGTATTGGTGGCGAAGTCGTATTTCTTAAACGAACCGGATGCCAAAGTTCCCGAGCCGAGTACATACCATACCGGAGTACATAGGCGGTACACGGTTGATGAAGTAAATGCGGATGCCTGGGCTGCTACGGTGATAGTAGCGGTTGCCCCTATGGTATTAGAAACTATAGGAAGTGTTACCCCGGCATTTGGACCGGATATAATGTGAATAGAATACCCTGCCAAAGACCGGGCAAGTGTTTGGTTGGTTATAATTGTAGTAGTTGTACCACCTGTAGCCGTTAACGATGCAGCCGCAACGGTTGTACCTGTACTCCATGCACCTGCTACGCCTGCTGCCCCTGCTGCCAATGTACCTGCCAAAGCTGGGGATGGAGTTTGCACCCATCCATCTTCAAAGGGATTGTATAGGTATGCAACCGTTACCGCTTGCACGTATAATTGTTGCTGGCGAAAGTGCCGGGAGGATGCGATGAAGCTACCTGCAACGGATGCAACCGGAGCCGGAGTAACTTGTTCCCATCTTTTGAGGTCTAATAATTTTCTATTTCCGTTAGTGGTTGCCATTATGTTACGTTTATATTTCTTCTTAAATTGTCAGCAGTCATTCTTTCAAAGGATGGTATCTGTGAGTTTGCTGCTTGTCCTCCTATTGTTGCAAGGTTGGTAATGTTCCATGTACCTGATTGCGTTACGGCAGGTGTACCAACTGATACTGTACCAGATACGGGTTGAGTAACACCCGAACCATCTACCAACATACGGCCCGTTAATGGGTTGACCTGTGCCATACCAATAGACTTTTGCAGCGATACGATTGCCATCCGCATTGCTTCAATAGCTTCAATCAGTTCACCATAAGCGGCAATAGGCATAGGGTTTGCATCGCTTACATCGGTTGCAACTCCATCGCCACCGATTCCCACCTTTACCCGTTGATGCAGTACTCCTGCAATCTCATCGGCTGCGATTGTAGCACCCGAACCCGGTGTATATCCGACATTATCTGCCATGTTATTGTAGAGTTAAAAGTCCATTAGTCTGATCGAAGTCAACTGAAAGCGATTCCCCAGCATTGAGCGTTAAGGCAGTGCCGTAATCATACCATCCAATTAACGGACCACCTGCAGCAGTAGAGTTGTAAACTACCACATACCGGAAAGGCCCTGTACTTCCCCCTGTAGAGGTTAGCGTAAGGTCAGCGACTATAAGCCGGTAAAGCCCGGCACTCTGTGAGGATGATGTACGGGTGATGTTACGGGTGGAAAGGTTGGTGTAGGTTATCTCCGTAATATTTGCCAGTACGGTGTTACCTGCAACGGGTGCCGTATTGGTGAGTGCCAACGTTAATTGGTCAGCACCTAGGTCATGCACTTTCTCTGCCACCGCTTCTACGAAAGAATTGAATTTATTGAATACCGCCATTGTATATGATTATGGTGTAAAATTACGTCAATTCTTTGACCTAAAATGTGCTAGGGTTGCAGCCAACTTCCGGGCTATGCCGTTCTTATTCGCCTGGTAAAGTTTCATATCCGTTGGGTTGCTAATGAAACAAACCTCTATCAGCACATTTTCTGCGTTAGGTCGCATCCAGCCAAGTGACTTACGGGCCGTTTCCGTTTCTGGTTTTACCCCTCTATCCCGAAAGCCAAACACGGTAAAGCAGTGCAGTAGTTCTTTTGCTAGATTGAGTTCAAATGCCGATGCCTTTTCAGGCACAATAACCTCACTTCCCTTTGCTTCGGGATTGGCTGCTGCGTTCCAATGTATGTCAAGTAGGATGTCACCTGTGGTGAACTTACCCCGTAACCATAACAATGTTTGCTTCAATGCGTTCTTATCATCATCGGTCAGGGCAGTAATGCCGAGTGCCTTAAGTTCTGCTACAACAAGGTTACGCAGTTCTATTGCTAAATCACGTTCAATATAACCATTCCCGGATGCTCCGGGGTCTATACCTCCGTGTCCTGCTGAAATGATTATTTTTCTCATCGTAATATATTGTATTTTTTACCAGTCATGTAGAACAGAACTATGATAACAATACCTAGTATTAGATACCAGGGTGTTTTTTTCGTTTCTTTCGTTTGCGTGTTCGTTGCAGTTGTTGCCGATTGTGCAAAATTCGCCTTTCCTATTGTGCTATCTTTAGAGATGCCATTCTCCCTCATCTCCTTTCGCATCTTAATATTTTCATAAATGATGCGTTGGCGAATTTGAGGAACCTCCGTGTAAGTGGTATCAAATATCTCAATTGTCTTTGTAACAAATTCCTGTAATTCGGTTGTCAGTTTGGTAGTGTCCACTACTTTGACGTGTACGGTATCCCGTACAAATACCGTGATTGTTTCGGTCTTGCTGCTGCTTTTGGCTTTCTTACTACCGTTGCAGGAAACTAATGTTAGTATTACTGCAATGGTTACAATGGTAAGAAGTGCTATCCAAAATTTATTCTCCGGCTTTGGGTTCGATAATGTCATATTCTTCGTTTGCAAGTAATGCTGAAAATACTTCCAGCAGGGTTGGTAAAAATGCGATGATGGTTGCCACGTTAGCCATTTGCTTATCGGTCAGGTGGAATATCTGAAACACGGCCATAACGGTGGGGCCTGACAATAGGCCTATAATTCGCTTTGATTTTCTATACCATTTAGGGGAACGGTGGTTGACGTTAGTTAGACTTTTTGCCATTGCTTTTTAGCTTTTGAATGTTCACTATTATAGTTACGATTGCTGAAAGTATAGTGCAGTACGTTGCGAACTGCGATGCCGTGATATTGGCAAACATCCATAAAAAAACGGTGATTAATAGACCCCTTACGGATGTTCCGTCAACGTGCTGCTCCATTGTTTAACGCTTTATTAGTTTGTAGAAGTTGAGAATGAAATCGTCTATGAGTGTGTTATCTGTTCCCCATTGCTGCACTGTGGCAGCAGGAATAGGTACGTTACCATCTGTTATTTTCTTTCCCTTCTTATCGTATGCCACAACATAGGCGGTGCAGCCCTGTGCGGTATCTCTGCCAAGTCCGAATACTACCCACGTTATCTGCGTGATAGTATCTTTTGTTAGCTTGTTGAACTCAACTGCAATAACCTGTATGGCAGCCGGGATGGTGTCTGTTTGTACTTCCACCTGTACGGGTGCGGTGGTTGTGATTGCGATTGCGGTGAGTAGTGCGGTTATCATTTGCGTAAAAGTTTATAAGTTAATTCAAAGCCAAAAGACCATGCTAACATTAGCAAAATTACGTTACCTCCGCCATAAAAAATAGCGGTAGCGATTGAGATGAGCATCCCGTATTTTACAAGGTGCCATCCGTCAAGTCGGACAATACCAAGCGTATTCGGTACAACCTTCCACGAATAGTTCGGATTCCACCAATCCCGATTGAGGTGGCTGAAAATGGATTTGTCAAAGTGCCACATTAACACATCCATCCATCCGTTGAAAGCACCTGCGAGTATTATGAATATGTATGACATTAGTTAGATATTATTTTCCAGTTAGTGCCATCGCACATGATAGTAATTCGTGACCATTGAGTAGATAGCGTTTGGGTTGTTGCCCCATCAATGGTTTCAGCACCGTTTCCATCTACCGTAATTGTACCTGTGCCAGAGTTCTTTATTATTAGTATTCTCCCTGCGTTGCCCGATGCTGCAAATAGTGTTATGGTAAATGTACCCGTTGTACAGTCAATCAGGTAATCGCTTGTTGTTGCGTTGTATGCCGTTGTACGGGCAAGATATGCCTGTTTCATGCCTGTCATGGATGCAGAGCCTACAACATTTAACTTATCTACTCCGTTGTTAGTGTTTGAATTTACATTTAACCAGCCATCTCCGATTACAGAAGCATTGTCATAAAAGGTACTACCTCCCTTACCTGCGTTTGCGTTAAATAGAAAGCACAATGTAAATGTGGGTGAGTTATTTCTATGGTAAAATTCAAAGTTACCCGTTGCGTTGTTTCCCAATATTCTCCCTGCCCATCCGCTTGAAGAACTATTGGCAAGCATAGTAAGGTTAGTATTAGCCGTACCCGACCCCATGTCAAGGTTATTAGTTATCTGTGCGCTATTAGTAACCGATAAATTCTGTGCCGTTGCCCTTGCCGATACATTCATACCCCCACTCACCTGCAATTTATCTACTCCGTTGTCGGTGGTTGTGCCGATCAGTGCGTTACCCCCGGAAGTGATACGCATACGTTCCAATGAGTTTGTCCACAACCCCATACTACCTGTTGTTCGTGCATCCCCTGAAATAAATGTCGCACTATTCACATTGGTATTTTCTTCAAAAGTGAAGTAAGAAACATTCTCGTCAGTATTTTTGCTTCTTATTTCTGTTGTTACTCTTGCTATACCATTAACATCTAATTTATATCCCGGAGTTGTACTACTTATTCCGACATTGCCTCCTGGAGTTATAGTCATAGCTACCGAAGATGCAGAGTCAACTATTGATGAATTTCCTAATGTTGTCGCTCCTGTGAACTTTGATACTCTGTTAGTTGTACCACTAACCGAACCACCCCCAACTTTTACCCACGTTCTTTTATACTTCACATAAAGCGAACTATCAGCCGGCCTAATCAATATCTGTGAACTATCAGCAAGTACCCCAGCAGCCGTGTCCTTTGTAGGAATACCCAAGCCGTTAACATAACGAACCTTGCTACCAGTCTGCTGCCATTGGGCGGTAGCGGTAAGGGAACATAAAGTGAGGGCAATAATTAAGAATCTTTGTAACATAGTAAGTATTTATTGAACTAAAATAATAATTTTTTCTCCTGTGAAAAATGGTACACCGCTATCAACGGCAAGTGTACCCGTGCTAATGGTCCACGTGCAACCAGTACCCGGTGACCCACTATAGACAATGGTCTCAAATGCAGTACCTCCACGGCTACCGTATAACATTGTTTTACCTGCCCCACCGGGAATAGCAATGGAAGTTTCACCACCAGCAGCGGTGTATTGTAATACCTGTACCGTTGTACCCTGAATAAGTATCCCCACAGGCGTAATGGTGGTTCCTGCTAACGAGTATGGACCTGTACCCTGAAAGGTTGCCTGATACGTTCCGATGTCCTTATTTGCGCCCGTAATGCTTATTGACTGCAACCATACCAACCCCGAAACAATGACCAAGCCCCCAGCAGTGCCATTGTCTATAACGAACTTAATCAGATGGACTTCACGGTCCAACTGCGACTGCAACATAAAAAGGTATGAATAGTCATCCAATACCACCAACCCATCGGCTGAAATTGACCAATTTGCAACGTCTGGACGGCTCTCCTGAAACCATGCGGAGTTGACATTGGTTACCTCCATCGCATTAACACTAACGTTCAATGTGCAAGTTCTTGCGCAAGCAATCAGCGTGTCGGTATTCGCTATGGAATTGTATTTGTAGATGTTTAGCTTTTGGCCGGTTACTGGTGTCATATTATGTACAATCTATTCCTAGTGTTAAATTTGATCCGGATATAGTGAATGGAGTGAACATCCTTGCACATATAAACGAACCAGGGGTCAAAGTTACATGGTATAACCAGGTTCCATCGCATTTCTGATACCCACCTGTCCAGTTAAATGGTGAAGTATTTGTATAGCGTTTGCAACTTGGAGGCAATAATGCAGGGTTA